ATCTCCTAGCCGTTCAAATAATGCTGATGGATTTAATAATAGAAAATTATATGAATCTATTAAATTAGGATCTTCATTTGCATTAAATTCTCAAGAAAATGTCACTTCAGATTATGTATTTGTTAGAGCACGTAACTCTGAATTTAATTATTCAGAAAACCCATCATTTATTTCGGGTTCAACTGGAGAAGTAATTTATAGTAATTTCATTAATCAACCACAAGTTTATATTACAACTGTGGGAATGTATAATGATAGTAATGATTTATTAGCAGTTGCTAAAATGTCACGCCCATTATTGAAAGACTTTACAAAAGAAGCTCTTGTACGAGTTAAACTAGATTTCTAAAATGAATGAGCATATTCAAGCCATTTATAACGTCTGATGTCATTGTATCTCCTTTTGAGGTAAATAAATCGTTTACCTTTAGAGGAAATGAATTAACAGCCTCAAACGTAGAAATTGATAGATATATTGGCCTTAATAATACATCTTCTCTTTGGACTTCAGGCTCATATCCAACGGGACAAATTAATACTCAAGATCAAGTTTTAGTATATCGTTCTGTTAAAGAATTATATTATTCAAATTACATCTCAGGAAGTGATGGTTCCCCAGCAGGTATAGCATTATTTAATATTGATGGAACTATAACTGGTCCTGCATATACTCCAAATTATTATAATTATCTTTCTTCAACTCTCCCCGCAGATAGATATATCCCAACAGGCTCAGATGAAAAAATAGGTGTAATTTCAATCCCATCTAATTTATTTGGGGAACATCTCAAACCAGGTACTGTAAGTATTTCAAATGGTACTATTGTTTTAATAGACGATGGTAATGGAAATATGATTAATAATTCATTAAAATATGGAGATGTAATCTATGAACACGGGATTATTACCATTACTAGTGATGGAACCCCAGGACAAAATGATGGATACGGGTATATAAATTATGGAACCGCACTTTATGGAGGAGGTACAATTAGTATTATAGATAGTTTTATAACTGGATCTAATATTACTTGTTCTTTTCAAAGTACTCTTACAATTTATGAAACACAATATAAATGTACCCTTAGAGAAAATGAATTTAATTTTTCTACAAATCCAACCTTAATTTCTGGAAGTTCAAATAGTGGAATTTTATATAATTTTGCAACAGGTTCATATTTTTCACCTTATGTTACAACAGTAGGTTTATATGATAATAATTATAATTTATTAGCAGTAGCAAAACTTGCGCAACCACTTCCAACTTCCGCAGTAACAGATACTACAATATTAATAAATTTAGACTTATAAAATATGGCAAATTTAAACTCATCTAATATTACAAATGGTAATACAGTTGAACCAAACGATTTACTCCAATTATATGATGCTTTTACTTCAGGTGGAGGTACAACAGGAGCATATAGTGTTTCTATAAGTGGGAGCATTACTGGTTCTGCATCAACGGCAACTTCAGCTTCATTTGCTACCACTGCATCATTTGCTACTACAGCATCATATGCTCTTAATGGTGGTAGTGGAGGATCAGGTTTTCCATTTTCAGGATCAGCAGTTATAACAGGATCTTTATTAATTAGTGGCTCAGGCTTAACTGTTACTGGTTCTGTTTCTTTAAGTGGAAGTGCTGGAAGTACTAATTTAGTAGCAAGTAAAAGTTCTATATTAAATTGGTCTGCTGCTGGAGATACAGGATTTAATGGACAATTTGTACTCCCCTTAAAAGCCCCAGATAATCCAGTAGCAGGTACTGTATATGTTAATGTTCAATCTGATCCTAGAGCTTTATATATCTATGATGGATCTGTTTGGGTATATGTCAATTTATCATACTAATATCATGTTAAATTGGTTATATAAAAAAGAAGAAATTGAGAACTTTTCTCAATTCCCAAACAACACATTTGGGTTCATTTACAAGATTACCCATATACCTTCAGGTAAATCATATATTGGTAAAAAAGTACTTTACCATAACAAAAAAGTAAAGTTAACCAAAAAAGAACTTGCAATGTATGAAGGTGTAGCAGGCCGTAGAGCTTCCTACAAAATGGTAATTACTGAATCTGATTGGAAAAAATATTGGGGTTCAAATAAAACACTACTTGAACTTAAAAAAACCGAACCATTAGAAAATTTCAAACGCGAGATTTTGATAATGTGTCCTACCAAAAAACTCTTAACGTACTACGAAACACAAACATTATTTGTTTATAGAGTTTTAGAGGAACCCGATCTATATTTTAACGACAATATTTTAGGCAAGTTTTTCCGAAAAGATTTTGATATCTAAAAAAGATATTGTATCTTAAGGTTATGGTAAATGAACTGTTAGTCAATCTAGTTAACGGTGTCTTAGGCACCGGTAAACGTACAGCACGAGGAAATCAAGCATACACTTGCCCATTTTGCCATCACCATAAACCAAAACTCGAAGTTAATTTTACCGAAAACAAAGACGGTGTCAATAAATGGGCTTGTTGGACTTGTGGTAAAAAAGGTAAAACTATAAGAAGTTTATTCAAACAAGTACAAGTTGATGCTTCCTATTTTCAAGAACTTTCCAAACTTGTAAAAAATGTCTCTACTGAAGACATAGGAGAGGTAAAACATGTTTTACTTGAATTGCCAAAGGAATTTAAAACCTTTATTAACAACAAAGATATTGTAGCAAGACATGCTTTTGCTTATCTTAAGAAAAGAAACATTACCAAACAAGATATTCTCAAATACAATATAGGCTATTGCGATTCAGGACAATATGCTAATATGATTGTTATACCCTCATATGATAGCACCGGTAAATTAAATTATTTCACCGCGAGATCATTTGAGAAAGATCCTTACACCAAGTACCGCAACCCCGAAACGTCTCGCGATATTATACCGTTTGAATTGTTTATTAATTGGGATTTACCTATTATATTATGTGAGGGACCATTTGATGCTATGGCAATCAAACGTAATGTAGTTCCATTACTTGGTAAAAATATTCAATCTAGTTTGATGAAAAAGCTAGTAGAATCTAAAGTACAAAAAATATATATTGCCCTAGATAACGATGCTATTTCAAAAGCCCTTGGTTTTTGTGAACAGCTTTTAGACATTGGGAAAGAAGTCTATTTGGTAGAACTTGAAGGTAAGGACCCTAGTGAAATGGGATTTGAAAACTTCACCAAATTGATACAAACCGTTTCTCCATTAACACAATATAAACTGATGGAGAAAAAATTATTTACTCTATGAAGAAAAGGAACATTAAACAATCCTACAATCGCATCTTAGAAATTTCAGATGATGCAACCCAAATCACTCTTCCAGATTCTCGCTACTATCGCCGCAATGGAAAGTATTATCCTTCAGTAACATATGTTTTAGGTTATTATCCAAAAGGAAAATTTTTTGAAAATTGGTTAAAGCAAGTAGGTTTTTCTGCTGATTATATCGTTAAAAAAGCAGCTGAAGAAGGTACTCAAGTACATGAATTAGCTGAAGCTTATTTAAATGGTGAGGAACTTAACTTTTTAGATGAACGTGGTCGCCCACAATATAATCCTGATGTTTGGCAAATGTTTTTACGTTTTGTTGAATTTTGGGAAACATATAAACCTACCTTAATTGAAACTGAAGTATATATCTTTTCAGATGAGCTTAAAGTAGCAGGTACGTGTGACTTGATTGTTGAAATCAATGGTGAACTATGGTTATTGGATTTAAAAACATCTAATCAAATCCAAACCGTATATGAACTACAAACAGCAGTTTATGGTCAATGCTATGAAGAGTGTTTTGGAAAAAAAATAGATCGTTACGGTATCCTATGGTTAAAATCATCTAAACGAGGTTCTAAAAAAGATAAAATGCAAGGAAAAGGTTGGGAGATAGTTGAATCATCCCGCACGTTTGAGGAAAACATTGATATTTTTAAAACAGTAAAACGTTTATTCGACCTAGAAAACCCAACCCATTCCCCAGTATTTACTGAATTTAGAACAACAGCTAAACGAGATTTGTAATACGTATAAGTATGATAAGCCTGGTTCAATTGTTAAAGGAGGTTCAATCCCAACCTAAAGCCATTTTGATGGCCGGTCCTGCGGGCGCAGGAAAATCCTATACACTTAACCAATTAGGTCTTCAAGATTTTACTACAATTAATGTAGATGATGATTTTGAAATCCTTTTACAAAAAGAATTAGGCAAATCAGACTTTGCTTCAATGTCTCCTGAAGAACTTTCTATTGCTGCTAAAATGATGGGTAAAGCTAGAGCTACAACTCGAGAAAAAGAGATGTTAGCTACTACTAACTTAAACAACATTATTATAGATGGAACAGGTGCTTCATATAAGGTAATTGCAAAGAAAAAGGAAGAACTTGAAAACATGGGCTATGATGTGTTTATGGTTCTTATTTATGTTTCACCGATGACTTCGTTGACTCGTAACGCTCAACGTGGTAGAAGTTTACCTACAAGCGCAGTATTAAAAAGTTGGGCTAATGTAGTTAATAATATTGAACCATATAGACAATTATTTAGAAATAACATAGTTGTCATTAATAACGACCCTTCAGACGCTAATAAAACATTTAACTCTGAAGATATTCAAAAATTGTTTCCTCAACCAAAAGGAAAAGAAAAAACACCTGAGGAAACAGCAAAAATTAAAGCAGAAAGAGAAGCAACAAATCAACAAATACAAGCTTTACTCCAAAAAGAACCTGAATTTGATTCAATGGAGACCGCAAAAAGTAAAATAAATGAATTCATTCGTTAAATCACTTATACAACCCATTTTAGAGCAAGAAGGACAAAAAATTGCTCTTGTTCCTGGTGGATTTAAACCACCTACAATGGGTCACTTCTATTTAGTTGATGAAGTAGCTAAAGATTCAAATATTGATAAAGTAATTGTTTTAATCGGTCATAAAAACCGAGATGGGGTTTCTAAAGAAGAAAGTAAAGCAGTATGGAATATTTACAACT